TAGTTGACTATTCAAAAGTCTTATTTCTTCTTCAAACACTATAGGTAACTTATAATTGTTTACAATCTCTAATACTTTATCTAACTGACAACGCTTTATGGCCTTATAACTATCTACTCCAAACTCTCGTTTAATCTGATGGTATATATCACTGTATACTTTACCTCTTAAAGATTTATTTTTATAAGCCTTACTTCCATGCCCACCAAGTGATTTTGTTGCTACCCTCTTAACCTCTTTAACAATACACTCACACTCAATGTTAAAAAGTGGCGCATCATCCATAAAGTTCTCTAATTTCTCATTAACATTCTCTATTTTAGTTTCTAAGACTTCTTGTTTCTTATCTAGCATAAATATAGCCTGTAACTCCTTTGATGCACTTAAAAGAGGATTATTTAACTCTTTTCTCATAGAGAAATATCCATCAACTATTTTCTCGTATTGTTCCCAAGCCTTATCATCTTCCAATATTTTAAGTAGTTTTGAATAACCTCTTTCAGATAACAAATATATGTTATTTGCATTTGCATAAGATTGATTAGAGTATCCCATTTCCAAGATAAGTGATTTTAAATAACTTGGTCGCTCTGAACGACTCACTTTTATATCTAAAATATCTATACCATCTTTAAATCTTTTTATATTATTATTTATAAGCTCATTTACATGTTTAAGTTCTCTATTATGTATCTTAGCTATATCTTTTACTGACATTGATTTCTTATCTTCTCCAAATCCACCCTCAATATCATGAAATTTCATTCCCTCGATTTCTAAAGTTCCAAGTACTGTTATTTCTTTATTTATGTTTTCATTCATAATCTATCTCTCCTTTATCATCTGAATAATTTATTTCAATTTATTTACAGTTCTACAAAATTGGTTGCTATTATTAACAGCTCATATTACTCTATGGTTATACTAATTTATGAGGTGATTATTCATGGACTATTACCCTGTGTCAAAGTATTTAATAACTTTTTTAATTGCGATTTTTGTTTTTATTCCGATAAATTTCATTTGTCAAAAGTTAGAAAAAAGATTTAAATTAAATGGATTTAAAAAGTTTCTTTTTTATTTATTTACATTTTTTATTGGTTATTCAGTTATTAGTTGTTTATATTATTTTTTTACAATTTATAGTTAATATTAGGAGAATAATTTTATGATTATCTTTTCTTATTTACAAGCATCAAATACATTTATCATTCTGTCTATAATTTTAGGAATACTTATGGCAATCAACGATAATAAAAAACAACTATTAAAATTCAAAATACTGAATTATTGTTTTTTTATATGTATGAGCATCTCTTATATTTTTTCTTTTTTAGTCTTTTTTCAAGACTTTAATTCAAATATATTAGAAATTATTGCTCATATTTTGTCCATAATACTACTAATCACTTGTAATAGAGTTGCGACTAAAAATGCCTTAAATACTAGTCTTTACACTTTACTAGCATTTTGGTTTAGCCCTCTATTTGCAACAATATTATTATTTTGGATACACAAACCTCACAAATATCTTAATAGTTAAGTTTTTTATTTTTAGAAGGTAAAAAATATAATTGGCTAAATATATTTTTTTACCTTCTAATTATTTTATTTTAAATGGTATTCCTTATTCATTAAAGCTCTTCGCCTTCTTAGCCTTTTTCCTACATTCCTTACAACAATAAACATCCTTAGATTTTTCCTCAAGATAAAATAGCTTACCACACCAACTACATCTTCTTCGTTTCATAAAATCACTCCTTATAATTCCTAAATGATTCAACTAACATTTCAGTCTCTCCACAAGTATCTTCTGTAAAATCTATTTGTCTCCCATTAAATTCTCTTATATAATCTGCTATATCATATACTCTTTGACATTTATTCTCTATACAGTTACAAATATCATTTATATTTATTTCGTTTGGAATTTCAACTATAACTTCATGTTCTAAAGTCACTTTTTCCTCAAACTTAATTTTATATTTTTTCATTTTAAATACTCCTTTATTTCATTTTTGAGAGTCACAAAATGCTTCAACAATAATTTATACTAAAAGACATTTTGCAACTCTCTAAACTGTTTTAATTAGATATTTCTTCTATTCAAATATAAGTTCTTCGCTATCAAGCCACTTTTTAATACCATCTTCACAATCATATTCAATATCATCAATCTTACAGTCATAAATACAACATTCGCATATCTTTTTATCATGTAAAAAATCTATTAATCTATTGATGAATAGTAACTCTTTCTCTTGTAATTTTTCTTTAAGACTTTTATTTTCTTCTCTTAACTCACTAATTTCATTAAAAACATCTAAAAGTAACTTTGAATCAATTTCATCATTTTCATTTAAATTCAATCTATACTCATAAACTCTACCAGCTATAAAACTTCCTATTACTAATATCACACTAGCTAAGATATTCACTTTTAATCATCTCCTCATATTCTTCTCTAGCCTTATCTATAGCAATAAATATGTCCTCTCCATTGTCATACAACTCTTTTGCTCTTTTAATTGTGTATTCAGTCCTTGAAACTTCCATTATTCCTCCTTAATATATTCAGCTTTCCAGCCACTTCTTGTTTTAGTTTTCTTTTTAATTGTTTGGTAAACTGCCTGACTCTGTAGTCTTAAAAAACACGCTGCACTATCTATAGAATCAAATATTTTTTCTTCACCAGTTTTGGCATTAATCAACTTTACCTTTGAACCTTTCTTTTTCTTTTTTCTATTTTTATCAACATTAAACTCTATTAGCATTTTTTCAGAAGTTGGAAATACAAGCTCTCCATTTTTTCTTACTCCATGAACACAACAATATAGTGCTAAGTAGTTTCTAAGAGTCAAATCATCTTCAAATATGTTATCTGCAACAGAACCATTAAAATATTTTTCAACCTTTAACATTTCAGCTCCCTCCTTATTCAACTGGCATTTCAAACACTTTTTCTTTGTTGCATCTAACCCCGTCTTTATTTATAATGTCAAACTTAGTTCCTGCAATAATAGCCTCCTGTATTCTGTTTAATACTTCAATAGCTCTTTCTTCTGATTTATACCTACCTATTTTTCTAGCATTTGATTCTTCTTCAAACACTGCACATACTTGTTTATTACTTATTTCAACTCTGTTAACTCTCATTAAATCTAATCTATCTTGACTTCTAATTATTATCATCCCTAGTACCTCCAGCGTTAATCTAAGTTATTTACTAACAATATTATTACTGCACAAAATCCATTTGCCATTATTCCATTCAGATTTCCTGTTGATGTATTTATTCCTAAACAAACTAAATTTATTAAAACTGCAATCCTTACAAGCATCTTATTCACTCCTCTAGGTATATATTTTTAAATCTTCTCCTTAATTTCTAGCAAATAATTAAGTATAATTTTTTCCGGGAATGTCTTTGCTGTTATTATATCTATTGATTGTATAATCATAAAAACAACAGAAAGAACTATGAAAAATAAACCAAGAGCTATAAATACTGGAAAATCCCCTTTATCATATTTCCAATCTATATAAATCAATAAAGCACCAACAACTATTCCAATTACACATATAACTATCCAAAATATACTTGTAGATACCTCATAATTAATACACTTAGTAGTTAATGTTTGTAAATATGGAAATATATTAGTGCTAGACCAATCAATAGTCATTCCAACTTTATTGCTTAAATTATCTAGAATTTTTATAATTTGTTCACTAAATTCCACTTTTTATTCCTCCAATTTTTTTAACTTCTAGGAAGTAATATTGTATAATTACTCCCTAGACTATTTAACTTAACTAAATTTCTCTTTCTGGCTCTTTTTAATAATCTCGTCTAGCTCATCAGATGTATACTGAGTGAATGTTTCATTAAAGTTATGAAACTTAGTCTTTTTTGTCTCTGAAGTACTCTTACTTTTATTTTTTCTAAAGTTATCATCATTGTTATAGACTGTTTTCAGATATTTAAAGCTTTTACCATCACATTCTTTATATATTTCTATAGCTATTAAAAGTCTTTCCATATCCCAATCTTTAATTATGTTATACATATTTTTACTTATTTTTAGTTGTGTCATTTCTTCAATTATTCTCTTCTTTTCCTCCACCTCACTGGTTTGGTTACAAGGTATAGTAGAAGGATATAGTGGATGGGTTTTTCGTTCCGGATTTATATCCGTTTGGTTCGGATTTATATCCGAGTGGTTCGGATTTTTATCCGGAGGGTACGGATTTATTTCCGAACAGTCGGATTTATTTCCGACCTGTTGATAACTATCACTAATCAACTCTATATATCTATATCCTAATTTATAGTAACTCCATGTTCCTCCTTGTTTTAAAGTAGCATGTTCTAATATTCCTATTTTATCTAGCTTCTTGAGCACTCTATAAATAGTATCGTGTTTCTCTGTATAAAGAATTGGTAATTCTTTAATAACTCCTGAATAATCAACCCAATAGTATTCAATCCCATTAATAAGTTTTCTTGCCATCCTACCACTACCTAAAAAATCTACAAACCATCTTAATATAAGTAAATCCTTTGTGTTTAACCCTAACTCTATTGCTTTTTTCTGACTAAATCCTAATATTGTATATTTCAAGGTGCCTCACCTACTTAATTAACATTTATAGCTTCTTCCATGCTTACTTGACCATTTATATTTTCAACTTCTTCTTTTATTTCAATTTCTTCTTCTTTTACCTCTTCAAACTCAGCATCTATAAAATCATCTTTCGGTTCATACTCACTTAGTAATTCAATTAATTCATTTACTTCTTCAAATTTTAGTTCTTTTAAATCAAATCCATTACTTTCACAAAATTCCTCTAGCTTTGACGTATCTTTTTTATTCTCATAATCATACAAACCTTTCATTGATGCTAACTTAAGTATTCCTTGTTTTTGTGATGGACTTGCCTTACCTATTTCAATAGGTTTCTGAGGTAATTTATCAGGTACAGTCTTTATTTATGCACTATCATATAATCCTTGTAAATCTTCTGGGAATGCTTCTCTTAAAGCTGTAACAATAGCACATTTTCTTATCATCACACAAGGCATTTGCTTCCAAGTAGCTTGGCTCTTTGAATACTCTTCTAAAGACACTACAGACTTTATAGGAAACTTCATTCCTCTAACTGATACTTCACACCATCCACCGATTAATTCTTCTTGTGGTAGCTTTAAACTACCCTCCCTTTCAAATACTTCTCCATTTTTATTTACAGTTACTATTCCTGCTTTCATACCCTCAAAGTTAGGATTTTTATTTGCTCTTTTTACAAATACATCTTTACCAACTACTATATTTGCTGGTGAATTACCAAACTTTATTAAATATGCTTCTTTTATAAATGGATTTAGTTTTTGAGCCTTACATAATTCTATAAACATTAGTACTTCTTGGTCTGTTACATTTCCATTTCCACTTACTAAGTAATTTTTTACTGTCATGTAATCAAGTATTTGACCCGATTCTAAGGTACATGTTGCTAATTCTAAAGCTTTGTTATTCATTTTCTAACCCCTCCATATCTTTTATATTTCTTCTTAAAACTGATACAAAACCATCTATATAATCACCATATTTCCCTTGTAATTTGTATTCGTCTAAATGTTCTTTGAATTGTTCCAAAGTCCATTCTTCCTTGTGTTTGTCTATACAAAATTCTAATGCTGATATTTGTCCAAATTTGACATCCCAATCTACTTCATCTACTGTTGTAAATCTTAATAAAAATAATCTATCTTCTTAATCCTTAATTATCTCATTTCTTGTTTTCATTTCTTCCCCCTTATGTTATAATATAGCTACATAATTTTTTGATTGGAGCCATTGCCGTGGCTCTTTTCTACATTATTTGAACTGCTATGGGTCTATCTGTTTCAAATTCTTCTCTCATTAGCAGTTCTTCTGCTTCTTCTGTATCTCTTTCTATCCTTTTGTACTCTGCATATGCTTCATGCTTAATTCTGTCTGGTTCATCTGTTGTAAGACTTCTATCTGCCCATGCTCTTTGTACTATATCTAAATATATTAAGTATTGTGCTTTTCTGTATTTTTCTATATCTTTGATTAATTCTTGTCTACTTTTCATTTTCCAATCCCCCTATTGATTCAATTTCTGAATTTAACATAAGCAAAATATCCTCATATGATCCTAATTCTTTTTCATCTGCTATACACTTATATCCAATTGATTTTTTAAATTCTATCCTCTCGCTTAGAGCCTGTATTTTGTATTCTAAAAATCTTTTAGTTACTTCCATATTCAATCCCCCTTAAAGTTCAAGTCCTCTTTGCTTACATTCTTCCATATAAGTTACACACTCTATGTAAAACTTTGGTGTAGGTACTTTCTTGTGTCTTATACAAAATCTTAGAAACCATCTTAGAGTCAACTAAATCACCCCCTTTTTCTTTTTCATTACATCTCTATCTTTTAGTGCATTTTTCATTACGTATTCTTCAAAAGAGATTAAATCTATTCTATATGAATTACCTATAGGAATTACAGTATAATGGTTTTGTGCCATTGCTTCTCTTATCATGTTTCTCGCAGTTGCATCTGACACTTTTAAGTACTCACGAAATTCTTTTACTGTAACTAAATCCATCCTCTTTATTTTTTCTCTATCTAAAAACATCTTTATGATGTCTGTTGTATCATCTCTTTGCATTAACTCTTGTACTAAGTCTTTTGTATCTATGAATTGTAATGCTACACCCACTTTTATCTCACCCTTTCTATCTTCCAACTAGTTCGTCTAATGTAACGTCTAAATAGTCAGCTATTTTTATTAATGTATCTATAGTTGGATTTTTATTTTCTCCTCTTAAAATTGCATATAAATTTCCTGAATCTACTCCTATTTCTTTTGCTAATTTCCATGCTTTTAAATCTCTATCTTTTAAAATTTTGTTTACGTTGTCATTAATTGCCATTATTTTCCTCCTTTGATATACTATATTTGTAGGATAAATCCTATAAATATATTGTTAGGTGGTGACTTATGACTATTGATAAAATAACTAAAATTGAAGCTACTTGTTTAGATTGTGATACAAAAGTTATCATAACAGAATCTAAATTTAGGGAAGTTTGTGATAATGGGCTAACATGCCCTATGTGTAAAGAACACATATCAAATTCTAATTTTATAGCAGAACAGGCACTGCAATATAATTATGTTATTAATGATTTAAAAAAAGAATTAGATTCCTGTAAGAATATTCGTATTTATTAATTTCTATTTTGCTGGAGTACTTTGTTGCTCCAGTTTTTCATACTCCACTTCTTTTGTAC